TTTAGTTGCAGCACTAGATGAAGCAACTACAACTGAAAACATTGGTGTAGTACCACCAAGTTACCTAAGAGACATTATCGGAATCATTGATAACTCAATGCCGTTTGCTGACTCATTAGAACAAGGTGCACTACCAGCAACAGGCATGAAGTTTTATCGCCCAGTTATTGGAACCCAAGCCAGTGCAGCACAAACAGCTGAGGGTGTGGAATTTGATTCAACAGATACCACAATCACTAGCCAAGAAGTGTCCGTAATCAAGATAGCCGGGGCTAACCGTGTGAGTGTAGAACTCATAGAGCGTTCAGACCCTGCATACCTTGATGTGCTCTTAAGAGAACTCGCTGCATCTTGGGCACAAAAAGCTGATGCTTATGCATTTAGCGTTGCATGTGGCTCACCTGGTACATCATCAGGCGCAACACTTTACGCAGCAATTGCTGATGGAATCGCAGATGCTTACGGTGTAATCCGTAAGACTCCAAACAGATTCCTTGCAGACACTGGTAATTTTGCATCATTACTTGCAGCAGTAGACGGTTCACAAAGACCACTATTTGCAGCAGCAGCTCCACAAAACGCAGCTGGCTTAATGACACAAGGTTCAACAGCAGGAACAATCGCAGGATTGGGCTTAGTTGTAGATCCAAACATTGACACCGGAACTGGTATCAGTGGCGTTGTGTATTCATCTGATGCAGCAACAATGTATAAGTCAAGTGCATTCCAATTGCGCACAAATGTTGTTTCAACTGGCGAAGTTGAAATTGGCATTTACGGATACGTTGCAGCATGTGCAAAATATCCAACAGCATTCAGAAACATCACTGTCTCCTAATAAGAGAACAAGAGTTGCCTGGCAGGTTAGACCCCTGTCCTGCCAGGTAACACCACACACGAAAGGCAAGACATGGCATCAATCATCACACCAGCAGAATTAAGAGCTGCACTAAACGGAGTTTCATCAACTCTGTACAGTGACGCTATTTTGACTGAGATAATTGATACTGCCGAATCAGTTGTCGGCAACTTATTAGTCAAATGGAATGCACCAATTGACAAACATTATTCTGAAAGCACAACTGTTAGCACAATTCACACAACTAAACCACACAAATTTTATGCAACACAAACAATTGCAATTGATGGTGTAGAAGCACACATCAACGGAAGCAAAACAATATCTGAAATAGTTGACGATTACACATTCAAAATCACAACATCAGGCGCAACAGTTCATACTGATTGGCGCAATGTAATACCTAACGGACTTGCAGCTGAAAATGATTTGTCACAATATGACGATGTTGCACCAGTCGAATCAGCTGTGCTAACAGTCGCATTAGATGTATTCAAAGCACGCACAAGTGCAGGAAGCAGTCAGACCGGATTAGATTTTGTTCCTCAACCTTATATTTTAGGCCGTACCATTCAAAACAGAATTGTTGGAATGCTTGGTGCTTACATAGATGTTGAGGCCTTAATCGGATGACATTAGCAACACTACGCGCAGGACTTAAAACAGCTATCACATCAAACAGCAATTATTCAGTTGTTGATTATGTACCAGAAGTTGTCACAACACCATCAATCATGATCCTTGCATCTGATCCATGGCTTGCACCAGTTGTCTTTGGTGACAACAAAGCCTGGCAGGTTCAATACACACTTGAAGTTGTAGTTGCAGCAAACAGCAATCCTGGTGCTTTAACACAACTAGAAACAATGGTTAGTGCATTACTACCATTGATACCAAAAACTTGGCGCATAATACAAATTAGCAGCCCAAGGATACGAACAACCGGAACGGCAGATGCATATTCAGTTGAAGTATCACTAAGTACTATCTACAACCCATAAGGAGCACGAAATGGCAACATTAATCCAGACCGGGCGCGACATTGCTTTAACAATTGCGTCTGTCAATTACGACGAACAAATCCAAAGTGGATCAGCAACTTTTCAAGATGCAACTGCATCAGTTGAAACTTTGAACGGCACAGTTGATTACACAGTTGATAACGAAAAAGGCACAGTTGATTTAGTGCTTTACCAGGATTGGGGCAAAACTGGTGGAGTGTGTGATGCACTTTGGGATGCTGCTGATACAGCACCAACAACTACAATTGCATGCACAATGACAATTAATTCAAAAGTATTCACATTTACAGTATTACCAAAACGCCCAACAGCAGGTGGTGCTGCACCAGATGCAATCACCACAACAGTATCTTTGCCAATCAGATCGATTAGCAAGGCTTAATTGACAGACAGGGGTCACCTTAAATGTTTAAGATACAAATAGAATGGACACTTGCAAATGGAAAGTCTTTTGAAGAATGGACTATTCCATGGGAAATTGCTCAGGCTGAAAAAGAAACTGGTTCAACTTTTCTTGAATCATTCAAAAAAGAATTACCTCCAAGCCTGGAACAACAATTCTGGCTTGCATACCAAATGCAACGAAGAATCAGTGACAAGCCAGTTGGCAAGTTTGAAGATTGGCGATCACAAGTTGTTCACATCAATTCAAAGGATTTTGCAACAACAAATTTTACACAGCCGGAAGCATAGAACGGACTTTGATAGAACTGGCAATTGTTTCGCGCCAACCATTGTCAGAGTTCAAAACGCTTTCGGCAGAGCAGGTATCAACAATTGCAGATGTGGTGAGTAAATATCATGGCAACTAGAGCATTTGAAATTAAGATTAAAGATGCCGACATTAACGCTATTCGTAAAACTTTTAAGAACATGGATCAAATTGCTCAAGATGATATGAATCGTGCAGCAAATCAAATTGCAGTAGAAGCAGCCTCAGCAGTTGGATCAGCATTGCAAGCAACACCACAAGGCCAGGCAATTGCTAGATCAATTAAAGTTTCAACAGGATCAAAAACACCATTCTTTACAGTTGGTGGAAGTACAGTCAAATTAAAAAATGGAACACCAGTTGGTGCAATTGCACTTGGTGTTGAATTTGGATCATATCAAGATAGACCACGCAAAAGAAAAGGCAAATCAACTGATTATGTTGGTTACAGACAATTTCAACCACGATCACCACGCGAGGGCAGAGGTAACGCAGGTTACTTTATATTCCCAACACTTAAAGCATTGCAACCTGAAATAACCAAAAGATGGGTTCAAGAAGTTGATAGAATAAGACGAGAATGGCGCGAAAGGATTTAACATGGCAGATATTAGAACTCTGAAACTGCAACTACTTGCAGACACAGCGCAATTCCAAACTGGCTTAAATAAAGCCCAAGACGACACACAAAACTTTTCAAGCAAAATTGGTGGATTTGTTTCATCAGCAGCCAAAGCATTTGTTGGACTTGCAACTGCTGCCGGATCAGCAGCCTTTGCAATTGGGGTGACTTCAGTTAAAGCAGCCATTGAAGATGAACAGGCTCAAAGGAATTTACAAAAAACACTTGAAAATGTTATCGGTGCAACAAAAAATCAAACTGCTGCTGTGGAAGATTATATTACAAAACAATCACTTTCACTTGGCGTATCTGATGACAAACTTAGACCTGCTTATGCAAGATTGATTAGATCAACAAAAGATACTACTGAAACACAAAAAGCATTAAACATTGCCATGGACATTTCTAGTGCAACTGGCAAGGATTTAGATACTGTTGCTGCTGCTTTAGGTAAGGCTTATGATGGAAATACTGCATCACTTGGCAAACTTGGTTTAGGTATTGATTCAACCATTCTAAAGAGTGGTGACATGGATGCAATTACGAAAGAATTAGGCAAGACATTCAAAGGATTTGCTGAACAAGAAGCCAACACAGTTGAAGGACAATTTAGAAGAATTGGTATTGCTGTTAATGAAGCAAAAGAATCATTAGGTGCAGCCTTGTTGCCAATACTTGAAAAAATTGCTGGTTTTGTTAATAAAGAAGTAGTGCCAGCCATTCAAGGAATAGTTGATGGCCTTACAGGTAAAGATTCAATTAGAGAAGCAACAATTAAAGCAGGTGGCAATCTTAATTTATTAAAAGATGATCTTGATTCATCTTATGAATCAGGCATTGGATTAGGTGAAGCCTTAAGAAAAGTTGCTGAAACAATTGGATTAACTGGAACAGCATCAGGTGAAGCAAATCCCGAATTTAGCAAATTTGTAGACAACATAACCAAATTGGTTGATGGAGTTAATAGTTTATTTGAAGCATTGTCAAAAATTAAATCAATTACTGGTGGCACTTTAGATTTTGTTGGATTACAAGGAGTGCTGGCAAGAGTTGAAAGTGCTGGTGAAAGATTCAGAGGAGAACCTACATCTGGTGGACAATATGGCACAGTTGTAAATCAAACAGTTAATATCGGTGCAACTAATTCTAAGTCACAAGCCAAAACAGTAGTTAAATCAATTAACAACGCTGCAAAGGCTGGCACTGTCAATAAGTTTGTCAAACCAATGATTCCAGGTAGATAATCGTGCCTTGGTCACCAAACGCCACAGTTAAAATCAACGGCACAGCCGT